CAATTTTACAAGGAACTATGTTTGAAAGCGGTGCTATTTTTGGCGTAAAGGCTTTAGGTGATGCTCCAAAGGCTTTTACTGGTACAAAAGGAGAGCCTTTAAGATCACCAGAATTACCTGGGCAAAAACAAGTTCTGGGCCTTGCACAAGACATTGACCGTGGTGTTATGAATGATGAAATGGTAAGAGTTGGCCTAGTTCCAAGGAGGCTAACCAACTTTTACAGTAATGTACCACAATACAATAACGTCGCTAATCAGGTTATGGGTAGACTAACTGACAGAATTGCTGTTAAAATACTTGAAAACCCTACTTATAAAAATGAAACTGATCCTAAAAAGAAGGCTAGGATTCTTGAAGCTTTATACAGAGCGAGAGAGGTTGATGAGCTTACAAGAGAAGTTGTTGACCCAGAGATTTTAAGACTACCAAAAGAAATTGCTGAGATCTTAGGTGTGTCTAGGCAAAGACCTAAAAACCTACGGGCTATTGTAACTGAATTAATTAAAGTTAATAAACCTATTTTACATGAACTCAGAAGTCTTAAAGCATCAGGCCGAAGAGAACTTGGAGAGGCTCTGGATATTTTACGTCAAACAGATGAGTATGCTGGTAAGGATCTTAGTCTGCGATATACTGGAGAAACGCAAGAGTTAAAAAAACTTATGAAAGATATTAAAGAAGTTATAAGTAGAGGGCGAAAAGAACCTACAAAGGTAACTCTACCTCTAGTAAAAAAGGGCTTAATGCAAGGGGATATGTTTGATCCTAGAGCATTATCAAATTAATGAGTAAACTACCTATGTTAAAAACAATAAAAGATCTTATCATCGTCATCTTAGTTGTCGGTGTGCTAATCTTGCTTGGCGTAATCGTAGCAGGAGACTACTATATCGCTCTAAAAGAACATAGACCACCAGACGAATCTGTAATCGTCTTACTAAAAATGGCTCTTACTGGTATCATAGGCGTAGTGGCTGGGTACATTGGTAAGGGCGATTAACTGCAATCACCGAACCACTGCAATCACCGGACAAAAAAAAGCCCCAGTTGGAGAAATCTTTCTGGGGTTAAGTTTAGGGAGAGAATATATTACGTCTTACTTCCTGATGGCTCTGAGTGAAACGTGCCTGACTCACCTTGATCGACAGGGCAAATTAAATTAGGATTGTCTGGAAAAACAAAACCAAATCCGAAGCTACCAGTTTCTTCATTATAGAACATCATAATCATGTGACCTTCACTAGATATACCTGTAAACTTTAGTGCCTCACCATGTTTACGATTAAGATATTCCATTGCCTTGTCTAAAGGCCCACAATTACCCATAGGGTTAGCATTTACTGTGCTAATACCCAAGGCTGTAATTAATACTGTAGCTCCTAAAATTAATTTCACTGTGATCTCCTATGTTGCGCTTAAAAATAGTGCCCTCTCTGCATATCGTCTTTTGACTAAACCTTTTAATTTACGACCTCCAGCGAACACCCAGCGAGGGAACTGCTCTGCTGCACCCTCATAGTCAGATCTATTTAATTTAAGCCTTAACGTGCTAGATTGTAGCGCCCCTGAACCGAGATTGAACGAAAATGATACTAATGAATCATACTGTCCTTGAGTTAGAGGGACTTTGATGAGCCTATCAACCGCTCTCTCGAACTTAGCAATATCTAACATCAACAGTTCTAGTCCTTCTTCTTCTGTGATAGGTGGGGAGTCCATCGTGATACCGTGTGTCGAGCCATATCCTAAAGTAGGTACAGACGCCGGACACAAATATACAGTAGGACTAAACCCCTCAAAGTGTTTGATTAGGTCTACACCTTTTTTACCTATCTTCATTTGCGATTCAAAGCCCTTGATCCGAACCAAAAAGAAATCACGGCTGCAAGCATGGCTTGGAAGTTTTCCGAGTTGATGGCCATGATAGCTTCATAGATTGCTGCACCTTCAACTGCAACTAACATATAGAACCCAGCGGCTTGAATACCAATAAACGTCAAGAGCAGAAGGTACGTTACGATAGGTCTAACTGATCCACGTAAATTGTCAACCCATGTAGCTGCACGAATGCTAGTATCATGCTTATATATTGCTTTAGTCTCTGCAATATCAGCTTTAGCGTTAATCTCTTCTAGTTTTAACGCAGATCCGAGCTTCATCTGCTCCATCTGACGGTCAATGATAGCTAACTCGTGTGCTCTATCAGCCCTTTCCTGGAAAAACTCAAACACCTTAGGTAACATGGAGCTACCAAAGCCTAATAAACTGCCTAAAATCGTTAACATCTTAATTATTCTCCGTCAATGCAGTCCAGCTATACGGGAACTTATCCATAATCAGATCATCCCACATGATCGCTAGATCTCTAATCTCTTTCTGGGCGTCTTCCTTAGATCTTAGGTTAAATGCTCTAGCCCAAGCATACAAAGAACCAGTCACATAGTATTCTGTGTAGGTAGACTGTGGTAAAACCATACGAGCCTGTTCTGGACAGACACCTTTTCTGATAAGATCCCCATAAGTCCACAAAGCTTTATCTATAAACTGATCATAGATGTTTACCATCTGACCTCTAGGATTAATATCCACCTCTTCGTCAGATGAACCTTGTTTCTTATCAGCAGCAGCCTTACGCCACACATCAGGTGTGTATGTCTCTGGTGTATCACTCACATACCTGCGGCTTACTTCATTATAGCTAAACCCTATCGTATGTTTAAAGCGTTGTCTAGCTACAAAGAAAGGAACTTTTTCTCTCACCGTAATAGTGCAGTGAGTGAAAGGAGTAAAGTGATTATGACTGGCTAGATAGCTAATTAGTTTTTGATCTCGGTTCTCAAGGTTAGCAAAACCATCTGAGAAGTTATATAAAGATTCTTTGTTGAAACTAACCCGTGCTGCATTTACCACAGTCAAGTCAGTTCCCATTACATCAATCAGCTTTGCTTCCATCTTTTATCTCTTCTAAAAGTTTTTGATAAAACTTACCTACTTTAATTATCTCATCTGGTGTTGCAAAAGATTTTATCAGGTTAGCTTTCATGCTTACAACTATAATATTACCTGGAACATAACCTTTTTCTGGTATAATCTTATCTATTGATGGGGAGTTTACATTTCTATTTTTTTCCCCTACTTCCATTTTAATACCCAAAGCTGGACATATCATATTATCAGGATAAATATTTTTTAGGTATTCGACGGTTACTTCCACAGGTAAATTTTTTTTCCTCGCTCTAGCTTTTAGATTTTTAAGTGTTGAACTTAGATAATTTTTTTTATAGTAGTTTTTTTTTAGAGACGATGCGCAAGATTTGCAGCAGTATTTTCGTCCGTCATATCGCTCTCTCGCTATATGAAATTCTGTAATAGGTAAAACTTTTTTACATACAGGGCATCGTTTTTGATCAAGAAGAAAACTTAACTGCTCGTCTTTGGGCGTTGAAGTATTCATGATTATAACCTCTCTCCCATTCACGGTATCTATCAGAGTGTGGTCGGAAAGGATTCACAGTGTTAGTGCGAAACCCCTTCCGTCCTTCTGCAAAGATATCCCGCATTGGGAATGGATATCTTCTAGGAGCCACAAGATCCTCCTGTTTGAGAAATGTCACAGATATCATGAGTTTCAACGTGCTCTTCAAACTCAGTCCCTAGTTTATCTACAGCCTCACTGTAAGGTACGACTGACAAAGGTTGCCCACCTCTAGCGCCATCAGGGTAACAAGTAAAGCCACGGAGTCTGTGGGCATACTTAGCCAAGGTGTTAGCAAAGTTCTCAACTGTGTCTTCATTGTTTAACTTTGACCCCCATTGAGGTAGGTTGATTGTTGAACTAATAGACATATCAACGTAATCCTGCACATCAGCTTGGAACATCATACGACGCTCGTAGTCTTCTGCCAGATCCAATGCGCTTTCAATACTTTCTGGATCAACGCCATAGATGTCAATCAGTTCTTGTGCTGCGCTATCAACAACATACTGATACTTCCAACGAGTGCCTTGTGTAAGGTAACGTCGCTTGTAAGCTACAGCAAATAGAGGTTCAACACCAGTAGTAGTACCAGCGAGAATGCCAATCGAACCAGTAGGTGCAATAGCACGATTAGCGACTGGCCTTGATACAGATAACTCATCTGCAAATTCCTTAGATACTTTATCGGACATACCTTTATAGACCGCTAACCAACGGTGTAACTCAGGTGTGACTTCATATTTAGAGTTGCGCTTGATAAGCCATTCATGCATACCCATCAAGCCCAACCCCAGACGACGGTTCTTTTCTCTAGTCTCATATACTTTAGCATAAGGTAGGTGCGCTCGTAATGTACCACAGATTAAGAATTTCGTGGCAAGCTCTACGATGTCAGCAAATTCGGATACCGACTCAATGCGGCCCATGTTAATGCTGCCCAAGTTGCAGACATCACTGTCATCAGCAGAGACAACTTCAGTGCAAGCGTTGCGTAACGTATCATTTTCATCCTCCATAAAGTTAAATGAGAACCCAGGCTCTGCCGTTCGTAGTGCCTGTTTGATATTGTTAATGAACACATCACCGACTTTGCCTGTTTCCCAATATTGCAGCAACCAATCAGTGTCATAGTTAACACTAATGTTGGTCATATCCAAAGGTGCAGGGAAGTTAAAGTCCTGCTCCTTGATTTGTTTGAGGGTGAGGCCAGTGTTGCCAACAGGCATTGTGTCCCAATCCTTAGCTTTCAAAAAGGCATCAACATCACCGTGTTGCCAATTTAAAGAGGCATAGATTGCAGAACGACGAGAACCACCCTGCATAACTCGTCGCCCAATCTCGTTAATCATTTGCATTTTGGGAATAGGTCCACTGGCAGTTCCACCAGTTCCGTTTAAGACCCGTCCTGATTGTCGGTATACACTGTAGTCAATGCCGATACCACCACCTGTCATCAGGCAGGACTCGGACTTCCAGCTAAGGTTAGCCCAATCTTGTCGGGTATCTTCTTCAGCTTTCAAAAGGAAACAGTTATTGTAAAAACGGTTCTTACGACCGGCGTAATAAAGGTAACGTCCACCAGGAACAAACTTTAGATCCGTGATATACACCTTCAACTGATATAGTTCATCATCAGTCAGGAGCTTTTCTTCACCATCTCGAAGATTACCACACAC